CTCTGCGGGAGACCCCCAAGATACGTCTGCCCAAGCGCGACCGTACATTGTACGCGCAGGTCATGCCCGTACCCAAACCTGCAATGATCATGCGGCGTGGCGTACATCTCACCGAGCGTGTCCGCATCATGCGCAGGCCGGAGCCGCCGCCTATACACGAGGCTTCGGCTTCGGCGCGGGCCTGGGCTTCGGCCTGCCACATCCGCATCCCACTAGCGGGTCACCCGCCAGCCACCGGTCAGCGCCGACGGCCCCTCGGTGCTAGCACTCGCCGCGACAGGGAACCCCGGAACAGGGACCGCCAGGACCGCCAACAGCCGAAGGCGCCCGTCCCGTGCGACGTCCCGCCAGTCGCCGCTCACACCGCACGCGGTGAGCCGCACTACGTCACCCTCGGTCAGGTCGGGGGCCACCAGGCCCCACAGCCGGATACCATGATCATCTGCCTCGGCCCGCACGTACGCCGCCACAGCCCCCGTGTCCGCATAGTGACGCTGCACGTCCGACGCTGACAGGTCCGAGGCGAGCGACGCATGATCGGTGCCCATAGTGACCACTCCCACAGGCACACCGAACGCTGTGCCACGTTCGTACGGCGTGTAGTCCTCTTCCCGTGGCGGCCGGACACACCCCGCGTGGCCCGTGTGACACGAGTCCCACAGGGCGAGATGCCCCCAGCATCGGCCGTCACGGACAGTCCACCGGGTGGGTTCGGTGAGATCCGGGCCGGGACCCTCAAGCCAGTCCTGGGCGCCATCCGGCCAGATGATCTCACCCTGACACGCGCAGGCGACGAGCGGCTTCACACGCTCGGTGAGTGTGGCCAGCGCAGCAACCGTATCATCGGACGCTGAATGCGACATAATAACACTCCTAGAGCGCTTCAATATGGGCGGTGCTCTTAGCCCCACCGAACAGCGAGAATGCGATCGTACAACGGCAGTTTACCGTTTCCTCTGGCGGGCCGGACGGATCACCAGGATGCAACAGCGGGAATCCTCCCACCGTAAACGACTCCTGCAATCCCACTATCTGCCCGTCCGCCTCCACGTGTGATGGCCGTGTGCGCGCATCATGAGTGGACACCCATTCTTTCTGTGCGACATCACCAGTACCGAGCGCATCCGCTCGGACCACATTAGCATTCAACTCTCCGCCATTAGCGATACGGGTTGCCTCGGTGCGCGCAATTGTTGTGGCACGCTGCACCCCCACCTCGGCTATCCCATCTAGCCGTTCCGCTATCTGTGGGACACTCTCACCGAGCGCGAACGCGTCAGCAATGGCAGCACGCATATCCTCCCACACACCATCGGCCATGTCCAGAATGCTGTTCGTGGCGGATAGTGCATATCTTTGTGCGGCGGCCATGGGCACAGCCGGGTCATCGGACCGCACACCAGCCGCGTCAAGGAACATTTCCACGGTGAGTGCCTGAGCCTGCACCTCCAGGGCATCCCTCACCGAGAATTGAGATGACCTATCATCCTGCCCTGGCACCAACCCGAGCGCCTGACGGCCCGCACGTAACGCTTTGGTGATGGCACGGGTGAGCCGCTCGGCGAGCGCATCGCCCCGCACGGTCACGGTGATACCTCGGGTGCGTCAGCATCATCGAATCCGCTTTCCCGTCGCAGCGCATCGGCACTAATCGCCTGCCGGTCGAACAGTTCCAATGCCAGCGCACTCTTATCGGAGCCCACCGTGACTTCGGTGGCGTCAATGCCGATACCGGCTGCGGTGTCACCCGCGCGTTCGTCGAGATATCCGGCCCACAGTGTGTCTGCTATTAGGCGCGCGAGTGGCAGCACATGGCTCCGCACCGCATCCTCAGATATCTGCCACGAATTGCTAAACGTTGTCTTGCCCATTCCGGTGAGTATTTCCCCGGGAATGTCCAGCGCGGCGGCGAGCCTGCCAATCGCATTGTTCAGAAGGCCGATGACATTCTCATCATACGATGTGGCGAAATCGACGTGCCGGAACTTGTCGATGTGCTCCGCTGGGACTTGCAATGGTATTGGCACCACCGAGGCAGCGGAGCCGGGGGTGCGCAGAGCGGTAGATGCAGCCTCAATAAACTCGGTGCTGAACGGATCCGCAGCATCCAGATTCTCCGGACGTGACGGAAATGTGCATTCCGTGGGATACAGGAGCAGCCCAGAGGATGCGAGGCGCGACGATGCCACCGCGTCCACATGCCGGGACAGCAGCGATATCTGGTCCAGCACGGGCAGGGCGCTCCGCCCCGGCGCGTCCACCCGATATCCGTACTGCGGATGCGGCCGCAGGAAACGCACAATGGCCGTGTCGGTGCTCAGCCTGCGGGACCCGAAACGGCCATTGCTGATCTGGAACACGCTCCCAGATTGGACGATCTCACTAGCGGAGTACACGCCCCAACTGCCGCCCGGTTCCTTGATCAGATAGCCTTCACCGGAGACCGTGAATTGCACGCACATCGCATAGACGAGCCTGGTGATGTCCGTGTATGGCGCGGCAAGTGCACGCATAAGTGCTGGTGCCAGGCCAGCATCAATTTCCGCCCCGGCGTAGTCGACAGGGAAGAAACGTATTTGGGAGACCACTTTCGCTAGCCATGTGACCCCGAAGCGGAACTCTCCGCACGTGTCATAATGTGTCCATGCCTGCCGTTGCCAGGCGTCGTCGAAGCCACTCTGCGCGCCACGTGGCATGACGTCACCGGGCCGGTACCGCCAGGCGTCAGCGGTGAGAGCGCTCACACGGCCCGGCGTGGGGCGCCCGGCCGAGGGGCGCGTGCGTCCCACTCGGCCACGGCTCACATAGTCGTGCACAGTGCACCTACTCTGCCTCGGTGAGACGCTCGGTGACAGACTGGTCCACAGCCCAGATGATGCCCTCAACCTGGGAGAGTAGGCCCGTCATGGCGGCTGCGGCGAGCGCGTACAGCCATGGCGTGGCTGTGCCTACGGCCACGTCGTAGGCCGCCGTGAGCGCACATGCCACCCACAGCCCTACGCACCATGAGCAGTGCATCGCGTAGGTGATGGTGGCCGTCGGCATGTCCGCCTCTAGACGCGTGCGGATCGCACCGAGGGGCAGCAGGTCGGTGGTGACTAGGCGTGTGATGCGCCATGACGCCAGCGACAGTAAGACGAGCAGCAGCATACACTATCCTTCGGCTATGCGATACGTCCGAGTACTAGTCTACTTGAAGGGGAGATCAACATCACGATGACGCGCTGGCCGACGGCGTGTGCCGCTCCGAGGAACGCCACGCATGCGATGGCTGCGGAGTCACCATCCAGCGACACCTGCACTGTGATTCCGGTCTGCGTCGCGCTCACCGTCCCCTGTGTGATGATCGTCCCGGTGAAGCGGTCGGGGGACGGCCGCAGCAGTTCCTCCGCGACGGTCCGCGCCGCGAACACCGAAACGCCAATCGGGGTGTCCGGTCGGGTGCTCACCGTCACCGGAATGGCGGCCCCGATCTGCGGGTCGCCCGTACCAAGAATGCCAGCCATTGTCGCCTACCTGTAGGTGCGGGTCAGGATATGCCGCATTGGTGCGCCGTCTCGCAGTTCCAGGCTCCAGCCGATCTCCAAATAATTGTCCCCGTCGATGGCGAGCACGTCCCATCCGTCGTGCCTCGGGTCGGGGATGGTGGACAGTTCAATACGTTCCACGTGCCTCGACTTGTGGGCGATCACGTACGCCCACGCGTTGGCGCGGGCAACGGTCGTCACCTGCTTATCATGAATGGATGGGACGACGAATCCGCGGTTAGCGATCGACCATGGCGCGGATGCGGGCACATCATACACTCCCTGTACGGGTGTCGCTGTTCCCACGCCGTTCACAATGTACCGGTTGGGTGATTCGAGCACATCCGACACGAGCGTGACACCCTCCGCGAGAATGCGGCTCCCCGCGGTTAGCGTAATGGTCGGTAGCGCAATCGACGGGTCCACAACGTTTATCACACGTAGCACACCCGCATTGTCGAACCAGGGGTTCGCATAGCCGGCGAGACCTGTAATATCGCTTAGGATGGCGCCCCGCCGGGTACCTGACGGCCACTCCAGGGGTATCGGCGCCGCGTTCGGTGCGATGCTAGTGCCTGCGATTGGCAGGCCAGATACGAGGCTAGCAACAACCACATCGGCGGTCCTGTTCTGGCCCAGGAATGGCGCCGCTATCGTCTGATCCACAATGAACATTTCGTCGGTCAGAGCACACGTGGCGGTCCGCCCGGCACTCCGGGTTAGCACTGTGACATCCACGAACACGAACCGGCCTAACGGGAAAGTGCGGCGTTCCGTGCCACCCCCGAGGGTCGGCAGCATCACAATCATACTAACTAGAATCCGATGACGGAACAGGTCGATAATGTCCAGTTCGGATGCGGATATGACAAGGTTACTTAGCATACGTGGAATGGTAGCGGTAGCGTCATGCTCAATTGTGGCGCCCACCTGCGCTGTTTCAATCTCACCGACATGAGAGCCAGTAACACCATCCACAATGGTGAACGCGAATGTGGCTGATCTCTGGCCGATGCTGGCCGTGAGATCCAGAATGTCATCGGTGTATAGGCTCACAGCGACTCGACTATGATGCGCGTGAGATTCACTCTAGGTGGTGGCACGGCGATCTCGGCGGTTTGTGCCATCACCTCCGCATGATATGTGCGCCCAGGGGTCAAACCTGTAATCAGGTTAGTAACGGAACCTTCGTTAGACATGTATGTGCCTGTAACAACAAGAATACGTACCCCGCCGACGAATGATAGAATAGACCCAGTTGACGAATCCTGCCGTACCACCGGCCTCATGAACAAACCCGCGTGGGCACCAGAGTTCTGGTCTATACGACCATGTACAGTGATTAGTGCGCTGCCATTGGTGGAGCCTGTGAAAGTCACAGCATTTCCGACAGACTGAAGCACGTTTATTAGCGTGGGCAGAAACGTACCGGCTGTGCCATATACTACAGGTACCGGCGCATTGTCTCGCCGTGTCTCGGCATAAAGCGCGCGGTAATGGATATCATTTGCGGATACTACGGACACGCGATACATCCCACGTATGTAATACGTTGTTCCTGGTGTTAGGCCTGTCAGCAAATATGGGATACGTGCGGTTACGTGCGTATGCTGGCCAGGCAGTAACCCACTGGCGTCGCCTCTAGTCACGGCAGAGCGGTTGTCTGTGGCAGCCAATACTACGATCCCGGAAACGTTATTCTCTCGCACCTCGAACGATGTGTACATTCCGTTGCCATCCGCAATCCCCATCTGTGTGAATGCCTCTAGATATATTCTTCCGGATGCGCTGGCTAGTAGCGTAAGTTCGCATGATGGCGACAGCGGAGAATACGTCGTAGTCGTGACATTGTGAATATCGGCTTCCTGTACATTCAGCACCTGGGGCATGTCAGCACATCTTCACAATTATTTGCCGCCGTGTCACTTCGACGGCAGCGGCAGTTTGCTGGTTTAGGTATCCCAAGCGCACCACATAGGTGCTTCCTGGGACTAACTGCGACACATACATCACCCCTGCATTTCCCAGCAATGAATTAGCCTGCATTGATACCGCTGATTCTGCACTCTTTACGAGCGGTCCGGTCATGCTCCCGCTACGAACCTCCACATATAGCACCATTGTCCTATCGCCGACGGCAGGCACCGCGAGATACCGTAAATGCGCAGAAACATGTACCAGGACATTCCCCGATTCCGGAGCCACAAAGCCGCATGTATGCTCCGGAGCCAGATATGTTATGACCAGGGTTGACGCTGGAACAGTCACGGGATTGGTGATATCCGTACACATCACATCGGGGACGATAGTCGGTGGCGGTGGCGGATCAACTGGGAATGGTGTATCCGTAACTTCGGTGACCGTAACGTTGGCGAATTGCAGGTGTGTCTGGCTGTTCTGCCGTTGCCCTCGACGGGTCACCGCCGAAGGCACTAGGAGGTTCGCCAGCCACCGGTTTCCCAATTCGTCTCGGACCGCCACATAGGGGATTGGTGCCCACGCCAAATCACGCAACTGATCATATCCGGAGTCGGCGGTCTGCGCGGGAGTGCTAATCGCATTGACGAGTAGCGTACGCGAGAATTGTACGCCGCCCCGTTCGGTGCCCCGGAATGCGACCTGATAATCACGCCCATAAATACGCTGGAATATCTGTGTGTCCGCCTCGACGAAAGTCCACTCTTCTCTAGGTGATGATTCCCACGCCATCGAATATGCTAATGTGCGTTCCGGTGCGAAATTGCTGGTGAAGATCAGGAAGCCTGTGTCGGTGCATACCCCACCTATCGCCTCTTCGCCGGTGAGGGTGCGCGTAGCAGTCGGGCTCCAATCGGAACAGCCCTCCAGCGCGCACACTCTGGCACGATATGTACTCGACACTCCGACCCGTGCCTCATAGTCAGGTGTGACCGTGACCGTACTGTCGGTGACCCTCGCTATCACCTGCCAGTCTGTCTGCTCATCGGACCGTTCGATTTCGGTGTACGAATATCCGATTACGCCGGTCGGTGCGGGTGCCCAGGTGATCTCGTGATATCCGATGCTGGTGGCAATACAACATTCTGGGATGCAGCCGGATCCGAATCCGGTCAGCGGCTGCGAGGCGAATGTCACTTCGAGGTCTGTGAGTGCTGGGACTAGCGACGCGAACGTTATGGGAATGTCGGCGCCTAGTAGCGTTATCCCCTCGGAGGACATTGTTGGAACTATCCCACGCCCATATGTCATTGTGTCGGTTTGTGATGTGCCGGGCAGTAGGATGCTTGTGCTGCGTGCTGCGAGAATGTCCCATCCGTTGATGTCGGGGGTGCTGAACTCCCATTCGTCAAGCGTCCCACTATTGTCAATCGAGGGAATGGCGTTACTGTCGAACTGCAATTTGCAGTCACGCCATGGGCTCATCACCTGCGCACCGAACGGTGTCACACTACTGCCGTCGCGCAGCACATCCATCGTGTCATGCAATGCGACGGTCATAGCCACAGTGCGGGTCGGGTCGGACACCCGCGACAGGGTGAGATCCCCGGTGGTGTCTGGATAGCGGCGTGCCACATATCGCACCTGCGGATATGGGCTGCCCGTCGGTGGGACGCTCCCCGTCTGGTAGATGGACTGCCGGACCGGGGCGCCCTGCCGGACGGGGGCGGCCGCGGGGATCCCATAGCCGGGCATCCCGGTGAGCGCGATCTCCGAGGCACCCTGACCGAGCCTGAGCAGCGGCAGCCGTGTGCTCGACGTCGTCAGACCGGCAGGCCCTGCGGTGATCACAGTAGTGTCGGCGGGGCCCGGGATGCGTGTCGCTGGCACAGACGGCCGGGTGAGGATCATGCCTGGATGTGTGCGGAGCGGCTCCGGTGATGTGAGACCTCGGGTGCGGGCCCCACCGCCAGATCCGGTGCTAGGGCCGCCATGGCCGAGCGCGGCAGACACTGTCCAGTCGCCGGCGGGTAGGGCAGGGTCGGCGGTGAGCGCGGGCAGGCTACGCATGGGGACACGTACGGACGTGCCAGGTCCGGTGCTCCACGGTGCTCCGGGGGCGGTGGGACGGATCAGACTGGACCCGACCATAGTGCGCCGCTCAGTGCACCATGACACCCGTAGCGCCACATACTGGAGCAGTAGATGCGCTACGGGTGACCCGGAGAAGTCTAGGACGGTCGACAAATTGCCGGCGGGTGACAGGGAAATGAGCCGTGCATATGTCCACGGGAACCGATCTGAAGTCGTATTCGGGTCGACTATCGGATCCCAGAAATGGTTTATGTCACCCAGGCGGATCACATTGATATTGCCATCAGTGCTCAGTACCTGTGTGCCGTACAGCCATACCTGCGATGGCAGGGGACGTGCCATGCTCAACGACAGGAACTGTCCCACCGGACCTGTCACACGATAATGCAAATCCATTCCGACGATACGTTTACCTGTCAGTGGCGGATCTATTAGCGGAATGGCGAAACGCATTCCTACGACGTCCATCGGACCATTCATGTCCACGTAGGCGCCGTCGTCAGGTGTGAGCAGCGCGGCCTGCACCGTGGCAGCACCGACAAGTGTCGCCCCTACGAGGGTCCCCGAGGCGACGGGCAGCATGATGCTACTCACATGCGATGTGGCCGATTCCATCCCACGCGGATATACGGCAACCGTCGGATAGGCCTCGCCGTCGGCTGTGGGGGCCCCGTCTAGGCTGACCCGGCCCGCACGGACAGTGGTACCCGCGGCCTGCGACCATCCTACGGCCTGCTCAGAGGAATCCGAGAGCGCATCACCAGAGTATGTGAGTCCACGCCACTGATGCCCCACAATGGTGGGTGCGTCCGGATTATACTGTCCCATTAGGCGACCCTCATTCCGAGGCGAATGTCACGCCGTATCAGGGTCGCGAGGATCCCCGAGCCTATAGCCTCGCCTGTGCGCCTAGCGTCATCCTCGCCGACGCGCCCCGTGATTTCTACGACGATCGCACCCGGGCCGAATTGTATTGTTTCGCTGTTTCCTAATGCGTCAACGAGCCGTCGGAGTCCCGGCCCTGACAGGGGTATGACCGCTTCTGGTCCACGCTCACCTATCTGTGCGACGGTCGGGCTGTCCACAATGCCACCATGGGCGAGCCGAGGAATATTCGGCGTGCCCATAGTGAACGGTCCGAACTGTTTACCGAAGAACTTCAACGGGCCGATGGTAAAGTTTAGGCCATTCCATCGGTCGATTACCCAATTCATTGCCGCTTTGAATGCGTCGCGGATACCATTGAACATTCCACTGGCCGCTTTCCCTATCCGACTGGGCATTCCTCCGACGAATCCTACTAGGCCGTTGAAGCCATTCTTCACATAGTCCACTGCTGCCGATATGCGGGTGCGCATCGCTCCGAACAGGTCGCCGAGAGCAGCGGTGACACGTGTGGGCATGCTCTTCACGACCGCCACCATAACGTCGAAACGTACCTTCACCCAATCCACGGCGGCAGTTATGCGAGTACGCAAAGCAGCGAACAGGTCGCCGAGAGCAGCGGTGACACGTGTGGGCATGCTCTTCACGACCGCCACCATAACGTCGAAACGTACCTTCACATAGTCTACGGCGGCAGTTATGCGGGTGCGTAGCGCACCGAACAGGTCCCCGAGAGCAGTGGTTATACGTCCGGGTAGGCCTTTCACAAAGTCAACGAGCGCGTTGAAACCATCTTTGATGCCGGTGAGAATGCCTTTCACCTTGTCACCGAGCAATGTCACTATGCGGCCCACATTAGTTCCCAGATTGGAGAACCACCCTATGGTGGCGGATATTGCTTTCACGATCCCACCGAGCGAGAGGACAACATTCTGGATTGCACGGGATAGCACACCGGAGAATATCTTGATAAGCGGTGGCAGCACAGCAACTGTCAGTTTGATTATGCCCTTGACCAATGGCAATAATGCTTTCACAAGGTCAAGTATGGTGGGGATCAATGGGAGCATCGCGTCAAGCAATTCGAGTTGCGCGTCAATGAGCACGGGCAGTATTGGTTCCAACGCAAGGAACACTTCGAGCAGCACGTCCCCTAATACCTCTGCGACGTCTGCGATTATCGGTGCCAACTGTTCCATGATCCGCGACAGGTGCTGCCCCAGCAGGCTGATCACCGGGGCGAGGGCTTTCAGGAGCACCCCGAACACGGTTACGAGCGGTGTGAGAATGGCAATCAGCGGTGGCAGTAATGACGCTATGAGATCTGCGACGATGGGGATCAGCGGGGCCATTGCGCTCGCGACCTGCAACAGCAGATCTGCGACGATGGGAAGAATGGGTGCTAGTGCCTTGAAGATAGTGGTGAGCCCGGTGCCGAGGGATTCGATTAGAACCTGCGCGACCTGCGCGATGATAGGCGCAACAGCCTGTAGTGCTGTTCCCATCTGCTGAAAGATTGGTACGAGAATGCCCGCTATAAGGGGGATGATCGGTGCGAACGCTTCGAGCAGCATTAGGCCTGCTGTGACAAGCGGTTCTATGGCGGGGACCAATACTCCGAGCGCGTCTATTAGGGCGCCACCGAGGGCCCCTGTCACCTGTGCGACTAGCGGTGCGATCCGTTGGAACACGGGTCCGAGGGATTGCACAACCTCTACGAGGGCTGGCATTAGTTCCCGTACGACGGGTCCGACTGCCTCACCGAGCGGTCCGATCACAGAGGTGAGTGCGGCCTTCACCGGTTCGAACGCACCACTGAGGTCCGCTGTGGCCAGGCCTATACCGATGACCCCGGCTGCCGCTGCTCCGGCGGCACCGGCCAGGGCGAGCATCCCTCCGACCCCAGCGGCGAGCGGCGCGGCGATACCGACCCCGGCGATCTTCGCTCCGGTGAGGCTACGGTCGGTGCGGCTGGCAGCCTCGGCCATCCGGTCGAGGCTTCGTGCGGCCCGGTCTGCGGCGGCACCGATGCTGTCAATGTCGCGGGCGGCTCGGGCGGATGCCGACCCGAGGCCGTCCCCGAGGTCCGCCGCCGCATCCCCTACAGCGTCGGTGATACGTGAGAACTGGCGGTCTGCGGCGTCACCTACGGGTGCGAGGGCACGGCTCACCGCAGGGCCAGCACCTCCAAGTTTCGCGCGAATCTGTGGCAGGAACTGGGAAAGGTCGGGGACAACTAGGACGGTCGCCTCGGCTATCGGACCTGCCATCTCTGCCCCCTTTCCGTTACCACCATGCGGGCGGTGTGATCATCCGGCCACCGGGGAGTAGCACCGGCTTACTGTCATGATGCAACTGGGCGCGTAATGCGTCCCGTTCTTTCTTGTCACCGTCGCGTAGCAGATAATATTCGGCTAGGTCGCACCATTCTCCGATGGTGAGAATGTCCAGTCGCACCCCGCGTGACACGCACCATCCGCGCCATTCCGGGCCGTACTCGCCATTCGCGAATCCGCTTATGGCGTGGATGGCACTAAAGGGCGCTCGGCGTCATCCTCCATCATCGTCGTGAATGCGGTGGCCAGGTCCTGTACGGTGACCGCTGGAGTGTCCGCATCAAGCATGAGCGTGAACACTTCTTTCGACGCGTCATCCAACCGGCTGAGAATGGTTTCCTCTAACAGGTCAACAAACTTCGGGTTGCTTTCGGACTGCATTTGTAGGACACGGCTGACCCTGCGCGCCGGCAGGCCACGCACATAATCCAGCGTCACATTGTTGATTGTGATTGTGCTCTTGTCTTCAGTGCTCATACCGCGGCTACCAATGCGTCGGTGAGGAATGGGCGGGCCGGACTGCCTTTCACGCTCCGTGCGAATACAGGTCCGCTACTGCCCCTCGGTGTGAACACCAGATATCTCCCGCTTGTAGGCCGTATAGGTGTGCGACTGGGACCGTAAATGCCGGTCCCGTCATGCACATATCGAGCATACACAACTGTGCTACCACCTGCCGCTATCACACCGACAGGAAGATCACCACGCCGGCCCAGGCTGTACGTAATAGAATTGCGAAGTCTGCCTGTGTCTACAGGACATAAACGTTTCGCCAGGTTCGCTACGCGTTCCGCACGGCGGATCATGTCCCGTGCGACAGGACCGTCCGACCCGGTGATCAAAGCGCGTATCGTACTGTCATCCAAGGCGAGGTCGACGCTGACACTCATCGGACCCGCACATCGGCTGTGACACTAAGGCACCCACCGGACGGCTGATCCACTATAACCGGACCTATCCAGAAGTCGCCTATCGTAGTGGCGATAATTGCATTTCGTAGCGCTACGCACAGTCCCGCGAGAATAGCATGCACATCCGAATGTACGAGTGCTGCGGCCGTTTCCTCATCGCTGCATTCGGGGGGGCCACCATCCTGTGCGAGCCCCGGGATGCAGCGGTACAGCCTCACCGCGAACTGCGTGGCGCGGGGCACAGAACATGATTCGCGCCTCGCCGGAGCGTCCTCTGGGAACACGGTGCTCGGATACTGTCTGACCAGCCATGTCATGAGCGCGCCACAGTCGCAGTCGTCAGCGGCAGGCTCACCGGCATAGGCGCATGAACGCACGACAGGTTCGGTGAGCAGCGACTCTACCTCGGTGCGGACACTCAGCATGAGTGGCGACAGATCGGACAGTAGCATTAGTCGTCCAAATGGTGGGATAGCCGGTCAAGGTTATGTACTCGGGATGCGGATTGTAGGCGCGCCGGGTTTAGGACGCTGATCGCCTGATCCACCCAGTACAGTCCGGTCCGGCCCTGCTCAAGAATGGCTCCAGCCTCACCGAAGTTTATGCTCACACCCTGGCGGGTTACCTGTGTGACGCTACGCGGCAATGCGCATAATCCTCCAGTGCATGCCTTGACGAGTTCACAGAGCAGTTCGCTGGTGGCGAATCGGAGAATGGATGGTACGGGCATGCCGAACATTGCGGTGATCTGCCAGGTGCCCGGTTCGGTGGGGGGCAGGCTCAGGTCGTCACAGACTGGCCACTCCGCACCGTCTGCACGTACGAGCCGACGATGATCCACGAGCCGGTAGTCCGAGGGTGCGAGGGGCACCCCATCGATGGTGACTTCAAGCACACTGTCCACGGGGCCTGGCAGGATGACAGTGCTCAGAGTGCGACATGCGCATTCGTCACATGCACAGTCTCGCCGATGGCAGGGCCGTATGGCCTGCTCGCACAGTCCGTAGCGGCGTCCGGTGCGCGCCCACATAAGATGTGCGGCGATGGGTAGCAGTTCGGCGGCGAGGGCTTCGGAGCCTGCGGGGAGGTCGCAGCATCCGGATACGGGGGGGCCCCACTGTCCGGAGTCGACCCCGCACGGCTCATCGTAGATCATCTCGGGCCCCCCTTGCGGTCCGGGCCCCGTGAGGGCCGTGACCGGGGGGCACCCCTGTTGCTCACTGGGGTACCCCCCGGTCTTGGTAGGGCCGTGACGGGCATCCTAGGGCGTGATCATTCTCCGGTGGCCTAGATTTCTAGGCACCCACAGTCCTCCGGGATGGAGGGCGGCGGATTAGTGGTGAAGTTCTTCAGGAAATGCTCACCGGCGAGGACAGGTTCCGGGGTCCACGGGCCGTCCACCATGTCAGGTCCCTGCCCCCACAGCGGCGACGCGCCCTTACTTTCACATTCCACGGTGAGCGTCATAGGACCATTCTCAGCGGTCTGATCCCCGATGTGCCCCGCACCCAGATTGGGGAACGCCCAGTAGAAATACTGGGGTGTCCCCGACGGGTCGCACGCCTCATTTCCGGATACGGGTTGCCACAATTCCAACGTGAAACGGTTCGTAACAGGACGCGAATCAATCGCATATCCCACATTGTCAGCGCCATTGTTTATGATCCGGGCCTGCGCCATGAGACCGACCGCATCCGGGTTCACCTGGCACATCTCGACGGTCACCGTTTCGCGTTTCACGAACGGGTCAGACTTGTCGATTACGCATGGCGCGCCGGCCGCATTCTTCACGAGGATCTCTTCGCCGTCCTCAACGTCAGGTGATCCCTGCACAGATATGAATCCGTCGGTCGTCACCCGACAGGAACCCACGCCGGTGACAGGGACACCACAGAAGTCAACCAGGGTGAGTCGCATCATGGTTGCACGGATTGGAGTCCCACAGATTGTCATGTCGCAATGCCGCCTGTCCCGGTAATGACTCCGCCAGTCGAGATTTCTACTGCCACAAGACAACAATCGAACTGCTGTACGTTGGTGCGTTCCATGACAAGGAAAGTGTCATTCGTGGTCTTGTCAATGCTTTCACCGTATGTGCTGGTGATGCGTAGCGGTGACTGTCGGAGTGCGACCGGGCCTGTGCCGTAAATCCATGCGCTGGTAGTGCTAGTCACGCCTGCCGGGGACGACCCCGGATATCCCTTCCCGATGATGACGGCCATGCCGCCGGGGGTGAACATCCTGTTCCCTCGCGGCTCAAGCAGATCCCACGCGGCCATATGTGCGGCCAGGATCTGCGGAACGTGTATCACACCGTCGTTATGCTCACATTCGGCGATGGTGTCTTCAATGCGTCCGACGCCCTCCACAATGTCGTAGGGGCCGCCGGCGATAATCGGTGTAGTGGACTGGAGGAGAATCGTAGTGTCGGCCGGGTCAAGCACCGTAACAGTGCTCGCCAAATGCGGATATGCCACACCACCACTATCCGTGATACCCGTCCACAACGTGCGCTCAGCATTGAACTCTTCGTTGTACAGGAACCATTCTGCGAGCCGCAGTTCCATGTCGGCCTGCGATGTGCCAACCGGACCGCAATCGACGCTTCCCTGAATGACATACGGGGTGGCACCGAACAGCGCGGTGGGTGCCTGTGCTTTCGGATCCCCCGGACCGCAGTCACCTGACCAGGTGCTAGTACTGGCACACGGTCCGCCCTGCCAGGTAACCCCACCCTCCCAATGCGTGTCAGTTTCGACTGGGAATTGTGCTGCCGAGAATAGCCCGTAGGATCGCGGTGCGACCCTACGGGGGGCTGCGACTATGCTGCGGATCATGCCACCTCCTACGGGCTACTCTCGGCTAGAACGTCTCGCAACTGATAGCCTGCCCTGCTGTGAACCCGCCAGGGCAGGCATCGGTGGTGACATACCGGGATGCTCCGGGAGCACACACCTCGGCGAGCAGCCATGGCTGCTCAATCCACATGGCAGTATAGTCATTCGTCGCATTCAGGGTGCTATCGCGAATGGCACCCAGGTTGATTGTTTCACCCAATCCGAGTACGAACTGACCCGCCGGATATACAATATACGGGTAGTAGGTCGGACTTTCTGGCCATTGAATGCCTGTCGTAGCCAACTGTCCGTATGGCGCTGGGAAGTCCGCTACCCACTGTGGACGCAAATTGCGGACAGTGAAATAGGTGTCGATCTGCTCATTTGTGAGGGTGTCGAAATAGTCAACTCCGACGCCATTCCTCTTGCACAGGTCGGAGCGGATAGCGCCCCGCACCCAGCGTGGCAGCACAACCTCGATGGGATCTTCAGAGCACATACCATATTGGTCTCGGATGATCCACGCTTGCAGTTCGGCCCCGTTGATGACGCTAGCGGTGAGACCCTCGGCGACATCCGGTACGTGCACAACCGGTGTGCTGGCGGCGATAATCGCCTGAATGTAGCGCATTGATTGGATGTGCTCCATTGCGCCAAGCATAAGTTCGATCTGGTTCTCAACCAATTCGGGGTACGCCTGATTGGTTAGGTTCCCTGCGGTGAGACAGAAACCTGTCGCCTGCAATCTGTAGTCTGTGAAATCGGGGCAGTCGACCTGGAAGCATGGCTTCGTGGGTGATCCGGTGAGGGACGCAATGTCGTTTGTTTCGGTCCATGTCCAGATCTGGCTGGCGATGTCAGCGAAACTCGGGGCCGAGGGCACCTGGAGTCCGCCCCTGGTGATTCCCACTGTCGGACCGGACCAAAGGCCGTCATCCGTGCACATAAGATTGCAAAGTTCATAGCGGATTTCCGACGGTGCGCACCATCCTCCGGATGCGGTGAGGGCGGCAGGACTCGCGGCCCTCCGGAACGCTGCGCGCATATCCTTGAAAGACGCATTGATCGGGAGCGATTCGCCGAATTGGCGGGTGATGCCGGCTACCTGTACAGGTCCAGACTTGTCTCCGAGGTGCCGGGCCCGTCCGATGAAGGCCGCCGCCAGTTCCTCGGTGCTGGTGATCACACCGCCTACGGGGACGCCTGGGACGTCGGCGGCGGCGGTGATGACGGCGAGGGGCCGGACGGGGGCGGGTTGCACGGGGCCTCGGGCGGGCGGCGTGATGGGCTGGTCTGGCACGGGGTCCCCTGTCTGCGATGCGGTGGGTGCGGCCACGGGTGCGGCCACCGCGGCGGCCGTGACGGGTGCGGCCACGGGTGCGGCCGTGACGGGTGCGCTGGCCGTGCTCGGAGGGCTCGCAGCGATCATCGCCCGCAGGTCCTCGATCATCGCCCGCAGGTCCTCCTCAGGC